GGCCAGGCGCTGTTCGTAGGCCGATTGGCTCAGCCGGCGCGACACGTCCTCCTGCTGTTCCTCCAGCTGCCGGCGGGCATCGGCGTACTTCTGCCGCACAGCGTTCAGGCGGTCGGCCTGCTCGCGCTGATCGTCGCCCATGCCCACCCCGGCCACGTCCGCATTGATCGCGTCCTGCCGGGTCTGCAGCACCACCTCCATTGCCTTGCGGTAAGCCTCGGCGCTGTTGCGCCGCACCTCTGCCAGCTTGCGCTCCTCCTGGGTGCGCTTCTGGATTGTGTCTTCGCCATATGCCTGGTTCAGGTTCTTGATGCCGAGTTCCATTTCGGCAGCGGTGATCTTGCCGGCGGCCTGGGCTTTGCGAAGCCCCTTCACACCCTCCGCCAGATCCTCGAGGCGCTTCTTCTCCGGCAGCGCCTTGTCGATGATGGCGTCCAGCGCCTTGATCTCGTCCTTCAGCGCCTTGGTGCGGTCCTTGCTGCTGTCGGTGGCGTCCTTGTTGGCCTTCTTCTGCGACTCGATCGCGTTGGCCGCCGACAAGATGGCCTGGCGATCCGTCTCGCTGAGGCTGGCGTTCTCCGCGATGTGGCGGTTGGCGATCTTGATCGCATCGCCATTGTCCTGCAGGCCGGCCAGCTGCTTCTGCAGGGTGTCCAGGTAGGACTGGCCCGCCGTGGTCATGCCGGCCTTCGCGGCGTTGTTCGCCTGCGTCGAGGCAGTGTTCTCGTTGGTGACCCCGGTCAGCACGCGCAGCGTTTCAGCGATCAGCGCAGAGCGCTGGTCGGCATCGCTGACGGCGCCGGCCTGGGTGATCCACTGCTGCACGGTGGCGGTCGGCAGGTTCAGGCGGTCGCCCACCTCCCGCAGCACAGGCGACAGTTCGGTACCGGCGGCCCTGGCCTCCTTCAGCCGGTCGACCACCTCCTGGAACGCACGCAGCTGCTGGCCATACTGGCCGCCAGAGTCGCGGGCGGGCGCGGTAACAACCGCCTGCCGGATGGACTGGGCCAGGTCGCCGTAGGCCTCCTTCACCTTGTCGGTGGCGTTGATCTGCTCCTGTTGCCACTTCACCAGCGAGGCTTCGCGCTGGTCCCGGTTGAGCTGGGCGAATTCTTCCCGCAGCTGTGCAACTGGCTTCTTCAGCTCCTCGATGCTGACGCTGGCCTTGTCGGCGTTGGTGCCCAGCAGCAGGAAGCTGGCCGCTGCGGCGCCGGCCAGCAGCGCGAGACCCATGGGGCCGCCCATCATCGCGAGCACGCTGGCCGACGCTGCACGCAAACCGGTCTGTGCCGTTGCAACAGCCGTAGTGGCCGCCGCTTCCCGGGCTCTGGCCTGGGCCAGCTGGAGCGACATTTCCGTTTGCACGGCGGTACCGCGTGCCGCTGCAGCCTCACGGGCCGCCAGGATCGTGGCTGTTTGCGCCTTGCGCTGATCGGCAATCGCAGCCTGCAACACGGCTTGCGCCTGGGCGATGCGCGCAGCGCGGTCAGCCAGCGCGGCCTGGAGCGCGAGGCCTGCCTTCGCGACATAGTTGGTCAGCGCGGCAACACCGGCGCCGCCCATGGCGACAGCAACCAGGTTGACGTTGTCCGCCAGGGCCAGCAGGACTTTCGACAGCCCGCCCACAAGCCCGGTGCGCTCCTCCATCCCGCCAAGGAAAGTGCTGATGGCGTTGCTGATGTTGACCATGGCGTCTTGGACGCTGGTCGACATGTCAGCAGCAGCCTTGCGGTTGACCTCGACGGTGCGCAGCAGGCCCGTGTTGAGGTCGTCCAGCGACAGCTTGCCCTCGACGCCGAGCTTGCGAATCTCCTTGGCGCTCTTGCCGGTGGCGCTGGCGATCGCGTCAACGATGGTCGGCATCGCCGTCTGAATGGAGATCCATCCATCGGCCTCGACCTTGCCGGTCTGCAGTGCTTTCGAGTAGGCGTCCAGCGCTGCGGCGCCCTTGTCAGCCGTCGCGGCGTTGGTCACCAGCAGGAAGCTGAAGCTGTCGGTGATCTCCAGCGCCTGCTGGGTATTGAAGCCCAGCGTCTTCATGACGTCCGCAGTGCGGATGTACAGCTCCTGGGCCTCGGCCAGGGGGCGGTAGGTCTCCTGGGCCGTGCGCAGCAGATGCTCCTGCACCTCCTGATACACGGCGGTACTGCCGGCCGCAGCCTTCATCCGGTCGGCCATCTGCCCGTAGGCGTCGACCTGCTTGATGATGCCACCGATCATGCCGGCACCGGCGACAGCCGCCAGCGCCCCGCGGATCAGCGTGCCCGCGCCCTGGGCGGCAGCACCTGTCTTGTCGAAGGCCGAGTCGACGGTGGCCAGGTTGCGGTCGATCGCCTGACTGCTGCGGGCCACCACCTGGTCGGCACTGGCCAGTTCGCGGCGCAGCTGGGCGGTTGTCGCCTCGATCTGGACCAGCATCCCCTGGACTTGTTGATCGGCCATGCATTTCTCCAAGCACAAAAAGCCGCCCGTAGGCGGCGAGCTACTATTCCTGGCGCCCCCGGAAGAAGGCTTTCAACTTGTCGGCAACACTCACCGGACGGCGTGACGCGGCGTGCTGGCCTGGGGGTTGGCCCTGGGCCTGCCCGCGCCCCGTCCAATCGAGGCGCGCATCGAGCGCGAGCATGATCTGCGGCACCGGCGTGCGCCACGCGGTTTCAGGCGGCCAGCCAAGCCATCCGGTGGCCACGCCGAACAGGTAGTCGACGTAGCTGCCGTTCTTCACTGCGCTGTGCTGTCCGCCTCGGGCTTTCCCCGGGCGGCAACGCTCGGCGGGACGGGGTTGAGGAGGACGGTGAGGTACTCGATCAGCTCGGTGGATACCTTCGCCACTCCGGTCTGGAACACACCAGTCGCAACTTCAGTGTGCTGGTCAGGCTTGAGCCCGGCACCGGCGATGATGATGTCGGCGGTGGAGCCGATGCTCATCAGGCGCATGGCTTCAAGGGCACCACGCAGGCCGCCGAAACGGGTCTCGATACGCAGCGCCGCTTCCAGGGTGGGCTGCAGGGTGTAGGTTCGCGCTCCGACCACCAGCGTGGTGGTGCCGTACAGGGCTTCGCTCATGAGGTTCTCTCAGCGGGAGACGGGGCCGAAGCCCCATCGATCACGGGGTGACCGGGCTGGCCACGATTTCGAGGATCTCGGTGTTGATACCGAGCGTGATGTTGCGGCGCACGACGTTGTCGGCGGAGCCGGCGGCCACAGTGTTGTTCATGACCTTGACCCCGAAGTAGAACGTGGTCGGCAGAATCGCCGGGGTCGCGCCAGGGTCACCATCATTGAGCGTGACCTTGACGTTGTAGTTGCCCTTGGTGCGGTCCTTGTGCGCGACGGCCACCGCTTTCTGGCCCAGGTCGCCATTGTCCAGGCCCACGGCCAGGGTCATGTTGCCGGCGTCGGCGGTGCCCTTGTACTTGCGCACACGGCCATCGGCCAGGGAGGTGAAGTTCACCGGGTTGAAGGTGTCGCCGAACTCGCCCAGGTCTTCGATCTCGCCCACATCGACGTAGGTGTCGGCCTTGTATTCGGTTTCGGTGTCGGCACCGGTCTTGCCGCCAATGGCCAGGCGGCAGCCGGCGGCTGTGTTGAGGTTGTCTTCGGCCATGGGGGTTCCTCCAAAGGCACATTGGATTGAGCCGCGGCGCGGCCGGTGGGGTTGATCAGTGGGTGGTGATCACGCGGATGGTGATCGATCCCTGGTAGGTGATGCCGTCGGCGTCTCGCTGGGCATCGGACTGCAGCACTCGGACGGAGACAGCGCGGCCATCCGCCAGCGGCAATCGGCGCTCGTCCAGGGCGGCGATCACTTCGCCGTTGATTTTCTTCACCTCGGCCTGGCCGACTGCGTCGGACCAGACGGACAGGTACAGCAGGCGCTCCTCGCGCTTGCGCCCAGCGATGGGCCGGACGTTGGTCGAGATCTCGCGATCGATCGACACATAGGGCTTCGGGGTGTTGATGTCGGCACCATCATGGACTGGGCAGCTGACCTCGGCCTGGAGCCGAGCGAACAGCGCCGCCTGCAGCGCTACGGATGGATCAGCCATTGCCTACCCCCTGGCTCGCCTTGCGCAGCGTTCGCCGCACGGCTGCCTCGATATCTGCCATCACATACTCCCTGTTGACCTCCATGGCGGGCCGCAACCATGGGTGCGCCGGGCGGGCCGGAATGTCCGGATGCTTGCCGAAAAAGTTCTGCCCGTCGCTCTTGTTCTTGGTTTGGCGATTGCGATTACCCGCACGCTTGTCGCCGGTGTAGCCCTTCGTGCCGTACTCGAGGAAACGCAGGTAGAAGAATTTCCGGTTGTCGCGCTTGCCGCGGATCCCGATCTGGGCGTCCAGGCCGCTGGGCGAGACGTAGACCTTCAGCGCGGCAGCAGCTGCCCCGGTGTCCTTCGGGATCAGCTGACGCTGGGACTCAAGGATGCGGTTGGCCGCAATCTCCATCGCCGGCTTCAGCTCGTTGTCCATGGTCTTGTGAATGTTGCGGAGCGTCCGGCGCAGCCGGATATCGCCCCGGATGCTCGAGCGCCTGGCCATTGGTTACTCCTTGGCCTGGTCGGCCTTGCCTGGCTTCGCGGGTTTCTCGTCGGTGCCTTGCTCGGTCACTTCCTCGGCGTAGCCCCGGGCGATAAGGCCGGCGCCATACTCCTTGTCGATCACGAATTCGGCGCCCTTCACGCGCTCACCGGTGGCGCCGGAGAGCCGGCCCAGTGCACGAATTTTCATGGCTCACCTCATGGGTTGGGGACGCTGGAGCACAGCAAGCGCAGCAGGTCCCGTTCGTTATTGGGGAGCGGCGCCTCGACCTTGTAGGTCACGCCGGTGCGTTTGTCGGTCACCCGCCAGCCGGCGGCGATATCGCCCCGGGGGCGAATGCGGATCTCCGCGCTGACGACCGCCTCCAGTTGCTCGGCCACTGGCGTGACGCGGCCGGTGGGCAGGGTGATCTCCGCCCAGACCTCGCCCACCGGCACCCACACCTGGTCGTAGCCGCCCGTGTTGTTCTGCACCCGCTCGTACTTGCTCAGGCGGCAGCGGTGCCGCAGCGGTCCGGCTCTCATCAGAAGCGCTTCCTGTACCAGAGCAGCCTTTCGACTGCGAGGGGCATGGCAGTGGCGATGGCGCCCACGGCCACAGCCTCGCGGTTGGCGTACCAATGCCCGACCAGCAGCAGGACCGCTTGCTCGACATCGCGGGTCAGGCCCATTTCGTCGGGCTCGACCGGGTCGACCTCGACCAGCTTGCGGTCACAGTGCTGCTCGACGTGAGCCTTGGCCGCCTCGATGTAGCCGCTGATCAAGGGGTCTTCTTCGTCACCGTCGACCCGCAGATGCAGCTTGACGTTGGCCAGGTCGAGCATTTACTTGGCCTCGGCGGCTTTGGCGGCAGCGGCCTTTTCAGCTGCGGCTTTCTCGGCGGCTGCTTTGTCTGCCGCCGCTTTCTCGGCTGCCGCCTTTTCCGCTGCCTCCTTCTCGGCCGCGGCTTTCTCGGCTGCCGCCTTTTCAGCAGCCGCTTTTTCAGCGGCAGCCTTGTCCTCTTTCGGAGCCAATGGCTTGGTCTCCTTCGGCTTGGCCAGCCGCGGCTTGCCGTTGGCGTCGAGCTCAACAGCCAGGCCTTTGCCGATCAGGGTGTAGGCGTACTCATCGTCGGCGTCATCGAATGTTTCGCCGGCCTTGACCTTGTTCGAGGTGGCACCCAGCAGCGCACCATTTCCGACAAAGCCCCACAGAATCTTGATTTTCATGCTGCCTCCAGAAAAGAACAGGCCGGCGTTATGCCGGCCTTCGGTGGGGTTAGGCGGTCGGGAAGCGACCTTTCACCAGGGCTTCCTTGCGGCGCACGCCAAGGCCCAAGCGCTCCTCGACCAGCAGCGCACGTTCGTTCTTGATGAACTGATCGTTGATCAGGCCCATCTTGAACAGGAACGACATGCGGTCGAACAGCGTGGTGGAGCGAGCGAAGTTGGCGGTCAGGAACTCGCCACCGTTGGTGCCATCGCCCTCGTCCATGCTGTCGGAGGTGATCACCGGCCGGCCCCAAAGGATCGGGGTAACCAGGCCCTGCAGGTTGGCGAACAGGTAGCGGTTCTCGCCGTCCTTCTGCAGCTCGATGTTCATCCAGTCCAGCTCAGTCATCACCACACCATCGGCGGACATCTGCGACTGTTTGCGCACCTGGTAGATGGCGCGGCGTACCAGGTCGATGGCGGTATCGCCGGCTTTGCTGAGGGCAATGTCGTAGGCCGTCGCTTGGGTCATCAGGCCTGGCAGGTTCTCGCCGGTACCATCGCCTTTGAGGATCTGCGCTTCCTCCTCCAGCTTGAGGTCATAGCGCAGCAGCTGCTGCAGGTAGGCGAGCATCTGCGGAACGTCATCCAGCGCCTCGTCGGTCACCGGCATCCAAACCGCAATTTTCTTCACGCGGTCAGTCACCGTCTCGAAGGTGACGTTGCTGGTCGGCTTCAGGCCGCCCTCCGCCACCGTCGCAGCGCCACGGGTGTGCAGCTTTTCGCGGAAGTAGGTGTAGTTCTGGCCGCCGACTGGAACGGTGGTGAGCAGATCGCGGATACGCAGCTCCTGGCGGATGCCAGGCTGAATCACCGGATCGTAGACGGGCGCAACGATGCCGGCGCTGGTCACCTTCATTTCCGTCATGCTGGCCATGTCGGACTTGGTGACTTCGAGTTGAGCCAGCGCGGCATTTTTCTGGCTGAGCGCTTTGTAGCCTTCGTCGCCCTTGATCAGGTCGATGAAGCTCTTGCCCTCGCTGGACTGGCCGCGCAGCTTCACGCCTTTCTGTTCCAGATCAACAACCTGGTCGATGACCTTTTGCAGCTCGCCCTTGGTGTCTTCGATCTGCTTGCGCAGGTCGCCAGTCACCTGGTTGCCCTTCTGCATTTCGTCCATGGCTGCGTCGTACTTCTTCTGCAGATCGCCGAAGCCGTTCTTCAGTTGCAGTTCGATGGAGTCCTTCAGTTCTTTCACTTCGCTCATGGCGATACTCCGAAATATTTGGTGAACAAGTTGGGAATTTCTTTCAGCTCATCCACGATCGCCGTGGCCTCGCTCCCGCCGTCACGGCGGAGCGCGGTGTAGCCGAGCGAAGCGACTGCCGCCGCTTCCTTCTGCGAGAGGCCCATGCGTTCGCGCAGGGCCTTCTCGAAAAGCCTGATGTCCGACTTGAC